ATTGCTCTGGTCGTCGTAATCTCAAGAGTCATACTTGCTTGCTCAAATACAGACCAGTGTCCGTGCTTGATGCAGTAACTCAACAACCCAGAAATTTTAGGGTTGTCTTGATTTTTAGGGTTGCTCACACGAGCGATGTATCCAATAGTCTTTTCAGCATCAGGTGTGACGGAGACTAAGCATACCTTCGTAGGGTCAGTCGGCATTAGTAATAAACCTAGTTAGTACAATCATATAAAATGCGTGTAGATAATTTAGTGCCTTTAATCCAAAGAGGTACGGCATTAAACCATTCCAACACACCATCAGAAGTAGCGGTCCAAGGAGGAAAACTCCAATGAACTTCCCGACTTGTTCGGGAGTGACTTCATATTCTTTCTTGGCATCATCAGAGTCTTCTTTGTTAAGACCCCTGATGTATGTCATTTTTTCTTGCCAGGAGGTTGAGGGTTTGGATTCCATAATTTAGGGGAGATGCGTCCTTGGGTTTGTTCAAACCTTTGAAACTTCTTCTTATACTTATCGTAGTAGTGATCAAAGATTCTACCTGTATCACCCATCGCTATATCATAGAGGGGATTGTCGTTCTCGTCAAGATAAGTAACAAGATACGAGTTGTTTGGAAGCGTCCGATCGTTACCTGCTTCTAGTGGCACACTCTCTTTAAGTATTTTCATTAAGCGTTCTGACTCCGACCACCCCAATTGATAGTTGGAAACGCTTCACTCACAACATTCTTTGTGATACGAAACTTCTTGTGCAACTTCTTATCTTTTACAAGACAAAGAACTTCTGCTTCATCTTTATGCAACCCTTCACACATTTGAATAAACATATTCTCACGTGTCATCTTGTTGATGTTTTCTGCACCACCCTTGATGAAGTAATAAAACTTACGTCCTTCTTTCTCTAGAAGTGTATGCTCTGTTCCTTGGGGTGCATCGTTTTCTCGGTAAGGTACTTCACCTTCTGGTACGATGGACTCTACAGTCTCGTCAAAGTTCCAGATGAACAGTGACCTGAGTGACTGTGAATTATTTTCTTGAAGGATTTTCACCTTCTCTGCTTTTGTTTTAGCGTTGTGTGCTTTCTGCAGAATTTCAGAAATCATAAGTTTAAATGCCATAGTTAAAAGTCTCCTATTTGTTGGAGCAAATCATTTAGTTCGTTGTCTACAAGATACTTCCACACGTACTTACGTGCAGGAGGATTAAAACTCTCATAGGTATCTATAATCTTTTCTTCAACCTCTTTTGGGATACAAGAAAAGTCTATCAGAGTTTTGTTTCTTTCGTAGTTCTTTTTGTTTTCCTCAGGGATGTAGTCTAAGTTCTGTACCCAGACATCGATCTTCTTACGTGCCAGAGGGCGCTGTCTGCGTCCTTCTGTAAGGCAGGAGTCGTCTGATAGGATGTTGGGGATTCCGTCGCTCCTATCGCCTTTGAGGATGTGCTCAGAGATATAGATGAGAGGGTCTACACCGTTCACATATTTCTTGAGGCAAGGATTGTACTGAGTAACAAACCTAAAGCGTTGTAGTTGAATGAAATCTTTATCACCAGATAGGATCAAAACTTTCTGAGCAGGTTGCATATTGTTTTGCAATCGTATGTTCTTAAGACCTTGGTCTTTAACAAGGATTGCGATGATGTCATCTGCTTCTGCTCCATCAACCTCAACAACTTTATAGGGGAGTGACTCTCGAAACTCATCCTTAAGTTTGTTCAGTAGATCGAAGATGTTGTTCCAATTGTGCTTGGACTTCTCTCGGTCTTTCTTTCTCGTACCTTTATAGTACGGATAGTATTCGCGTCTCCAGTAGTGTTTACTGTCATAGCAAAGGACTAACTCACCATACTCTTTCCGAAACTCGTGCCTGTAATTACGCAACGAGTTAAGGATCATATGGCGAACCAGTCCTTCTTGTAGTTCATCAGATAGTGACAAACTAACCATAAGGTTAGCGATCATTACCTGATTCATATCGACCAGGATCATAACTTAGTCGTCGTCTTCAACATCAAGTATATCATCGTTCTCTGTGAATCGCAAGTAGAGCAGTTCAGTCTGATCTACATTGCCTTCCTCATCCAGCATCTCAGGATGCGTAATTGACTTTGCGTAAGCAGCGTTATCAATGTATGCATCAATGTAGTCTTTCGCTGTCCAAGTTACCAGTCCTCCAATTAGGAATGATCCTATGATTGCGAAGACATATAATGCTGTTTCCATCGGTCTCTCCAAGTAAGGTGAACAAAGGGTGCAAGTTAGAGACCTCCTATAACGCTAAGGTTATTTATAGAAGACCCTGGGATCTAAACTGTGTGAGTGTTTCGTTACACCCACCAGTCCTTTTACCATCAACGATTAATTGTGGGAACGTAGCGGTACGACCAAACTCTTCCCAGAATTGTGGACGTGTGAAGTTGACATCAAGTTTTTGTTCTTGGAATTTCCATCCTTTCATCTCGTATAGTTTCTTAATCTTAACACAGAAAGGGCAACCGTCACGAGTGTAGATAATAGTAGTGTTAGGCATTGTCATTAGAGAATAAAAAAGGGAGCACTATGCTCCCTAGTATCTATTATGGTATGAAAAACTTAGAAAGCGTACTTAACTCCTAATTTACCACCATAACCAGTGTCAGCAACCTCATCTGTTAGGAATGAGATTTCACCATATACTCCAACTGCTTCTGAAACAGACAGTCCAAGACCTGCCTTACCTGAGAACTCAGTGCTGCTCTCAGCACCGTCAACAGCGATTACAGATGGACCCGCTTGAACGTAATATGAAGCGCTTCCTGTGGCACCCTCGTACCCCACGTGAAGATCTGTGGTTGCAGATGTGTAATTAGAACCAGTCCATCCAGCGTTTGTTTCCACGTTGACGTAGGGTCCTGCAAGGACCGCAGATGGGGCAGCAATAGCAGTTGCAGCGGCAAGAGCAGCGAATGCAGATTTGATCATTTAAAAAAACTCCTTAATTAATAGTGTGAACGATTCGTGATGCGATACGATTCGGGCACGAATGATTATTTATACACAACATTGTTTAATTGTGTAACGGAAAAGGTGGGATTCGAACCCACGGATGCCTTCACATCGTTGGTTTTCAAGACCAATGCCATCAACCACTCGACCACTTTTCCTTGTATTGAAATAACCCAGAACGATCATACACTAAACGGTAGTTATCTGTCAAGACATAGTGTCCAGTTATGTCGCTACCATCACAATGGTAACCATAGGAGACTACGGACTCATAAACCCCATCAATACAGAACTTTTTCTGTTTATTCTCCAAATAAGAATGGTAATATTGATCAAGATTGAGCATTGATTTCTCCCAATTTTGTATGGCAATACTCTACTAATTCGTCACGATAATTTAAGAGTTCATCGTAACATTCTTGGTTGTGTGCACACGCTCTGAGTTTAGAGTCAGGTTTGTGCAGACTCTCTATCAGCAGTGTCATCCCCCGAATCTTTTGATCCTTCGTTGATGGCATCAATCGTGTCCTCCTGTGTCGGTTTCGTAACATTATATAGGGTTTGGTCCAATCTTGCAACCTCTCCCAAGGGTGATCTAAAAAACTTTCTAATCTTTTTAAGTTTCTGTTTCGCTTTCGCTTGATCTCCAGACTTGAGTGCTCCTTTAATAGCATCCAACTCCATCTTAGATTTCATAAAGCGTCTGTCCCAGTAATCCATTAGTCGGTATCTTTAATGATTATGTTGAACTGCCTCACCTGTGTAGGTTGATAAGCAGTCCTATTACTATACCATACCGTGCTCGTTTTGTCGTGCATTGATTGGTAGATTGCCATTCTAGCATTACGTTTGTATCTAGCGGTGGTAGCATCCCGTACAAGAACTTTCTTAGGTAGGTTCTTTTGACTAGGGAAGTAAGGAGACATTGGTTCATCACCATCAGTAACCTGCAATTGCTTAGGCGGCCACTGAATATTAAGCACATCATCTGCATCATATCTCTTACCGTAAGAGAATACTTGTGAGATTCTTACCATACCAAACCATCCATATCTATCAAACTTATACGCATCACCAGACTCATAGTTGTCCTGACGTGTAACTCTTATCCTTAGTCTGAAACGTAGTCCTTTCTGATCAGAGTAATCTGTTGCAAACACTACGTCATTACCTGCAGCGGTTTGTTCCAACCAATACTGATGGAATGATGTTGCAGTTCCACTCTCATACAAGAAGAAACTCTGGAAGACCTCATTCATATTAACTGCATACTCATTACCTGTAGTGCTCTGATTGTTTACCACAATCGCATCTGGTTGTCTAGGAGTTGTTATGTCACCATATGCACCAAGAGCAATGTCTTGAATCCTACCTTGGTTTTCATTAGGGTCGGGACACTGATCAGAGTTAACACCAGTCACTTTGAATCCTATCTTATAATACTCAGGACCAGACCAAGTAATACCATCAAATCCATTTTCATCTGTATTGAAATACTCATCCTGATCATCAATGAGTAAATCAAACTCATCATTAACTTTAAAACCACCACTACCCCAGTCTTCAACACTATCAAGGTACCATCTGACATAATAACTGTCTTTATCTTCAATAAGATACTTGAGTCTCACTGAGAATCCGTTCTTTGCGACGACATCAACGTAACCTACATCACCATCTTCGTATCTAAGTGCAATATCTTTACCATTAATGATCCTACATCTCTGTGATGCTCTGTCAGGATGATCCAAATAAACGTTTGCTGCTTGATCCACTACCTTATTTGTTATTACAGTTGTATAATCTTCCTTATCTGGGTCATCATCCAAGTGATTATTCCAAACAAATAACTGACCACTAGTAGGTAGACCACACGGTTCTGTAATCTCAGGACCTGATTGTGGTTGTCCCTCTGCTTGATCTTTACTGTCAGTTCCATAACTGTGTGACTGTGTAAGTAAATTGACAGTCCAAGTATTGACGTATGTACCTTCCGATTCATCTCTGATTGCGAATGCAGGAGATGCTTTTCCGTTGTAGTGTCCTGTGTCGATTGATTTAATTTTAAATACTAAGTTGTCTCCCTTCTGTACATCAAAAGTATGTAAGACAGCACCGATCGTTTTCCATTCAGATACTAGTGATTTCTCTTGATAGATTACATCACCATTCAATTTAAGTAACCAAGTAAACTTAGTGCAGTCACCATAACCTGCAGTCATACCACCGTGTGATCTGATCGTTAGTGTTGTAGATTTTGCAATCTTAACTTTCTGTACTCTGTTAATACTATTTGCATAGTCACCTTTACATTTACCACACTCC